TGCATCGAGGGCGACGAACTCAAGGACCGCGAGCCGGACGGCGCGTTGGCCCTGAAGGCTCTCCAGGTGATCGGCGGCGACGACTGGCGTCCGAAGCAGGAGATCGCCCACAGCCTGAAGCCGACGATCGTCGACTACTTCAAGTCCAAGGAACATGGCACTCCTCAAGGATCCGGCAGCATTCCCGAATGAGGTGCTCGGCTACACGCCCTGGTCGAAGCAGGTCGAAGTCCTAGACGCCATCCGCAAGCACCGTCGGGTCGCCATCAAGTCAGGCCACGGAACGGGCAAGACCCGCCTTCTCGGCGGCCTCGTCAACGAGTGGATGTGCAGCCATCAGAACGCTCGCGTGGTCTGCACGGCCTCGACCAACCGACAGGTGCACACGGTTCTGTGGGCCGAGGTGCAGCGGCTCTACCGCGAGGCCAAGTTCGAGATGCCCGGCGAGCTCCTCGAGCGCGAATGGCGCATCGCTCCGTCATGGCGAGCGGATGCCGTCTCCGTCGACGACCCGACGGCCTTGCAAGGCATCCACGGCCCGGCCACGCTGATCGTCGTCGACGAGGCCGAGGGCGTCGACCATCGGATGTGGGGGGCCATCGACTCGCTCATGTCGTCGGGCGGCTCCCGGCTCGTGATGGCCTACAACCCGACGACGCCGTCGGGGTTCTGCTACGAGGCGGCCCAGCGGCCGGACCTGTTCCACACGATCACGATCTCGTGTCTCGATCACCCGAACGTGATCTCGGGCGAGGAGGTGATCCCGGGTGCCGTCACCCGTCAGTGGGTCGACGAGGTTCGGGCACGCGAGGGCGAGGGATCGCCGGTGTGGTCGTGTCGCGTGCTCGGCGAGTTCCCGAAGACGGCGAGCAACACGATCCTGACGATCGACGACCTTGTGGCGGCCGACGTGCCGACGGGCGCGACCGACTCGCCGCGGATCGGCCTCGACGTCGCCCGGTTCGGTACCGACCAATCCGTGCTGTGCGTCGTCGACGCGAGCCGGACCGTCGTCGAGGTGCAGGCGTGGCAAGGCGAGGACCTCATGGCAACCGCAGGCCGGCTGCGCGACGCCATGCGCCGGCACAACGTCGAGGGCCGCTTCGTCGGCGTCGACGCGACGGGCATGGGAGCCGGCGTCGTCGACCGCCTCCGCGAAGACGGCATCCGAGTGTCGCCTGTTGACTTCGGCGCGGCACCCGTCGGAGACTGGGGCACGCTGCTCGGACGTGACGCGATGTTCGCGAACCGCAAAGCAGAGTTGCACTGGGTCGTGCGCGGCCTGATCCGGCAGAAGTCGCTCCGAGTGCCCGTACAATGGAAGGCGATGTGGGCAGACCTCGCAGCGCCGACCTACGCCTTCGACGGCAAGGGTCGCATCACGATCGAATCGAAGGACGCTCTACGCGAGCGTCTGAAGCGTTCGCCTGACCATGGCGACGCCTTGGTGATCGCGTTCGGAGGCACTGGCACACGGAGGCCCCTGATCCAATGAACCTCTTCGAGCGCATCGCGACGGGCGTCCAAGTGGCGCTCGGTCGCAAGCAGTTGACGACGACGACGAAGGCATACGACCCGTTCCTCGTGGTCACGAACCGCAGCCTGCAACAGGGCGACGCCGAGATCACATCACCCTATGCGCAGTCGCCGTGGGTGTACGCAGGCGTCCGAGCGATCGGCCGCTACGTCGCGTCGACTCCGTGCATCGTCAAACGCGGCACGAAGCGCACCCGCGAAGGTCAGCCGGTTCCGAGCGACGACCCGTGGCAGCGGCTGCTCGACAAGCCGTCGCCGCTCATGTCGTCGTACGCCTTCTTCGAGGCCGTGTCGTCTTACCTCGACATCTACGGCGAGGCGTACGTCGCGGCCTACGGCGAGGGTGCTCGTCCGTATAAGTCGGGCGACATCCCGCGCGAGCTTCTCGTGCTGCCTGCCGGGCGCATGACTCCGCAGATCGACCCGAAGTCCGGGCTCGTGATGGGCTACAAGTTGTCGGCTGGCAACTCGTCGTCGTACGTGTTCACGGCCGAGCAGGTCGGGTTCCTTCGCACGTTCAACCCGGACGAGCCGACCCGCGGTCTGTCGCCGCTGTCGTGCGTGCTCGTGGCCTTGGGCTTCGACGTGAAGGCGAACGCCTACAACGCGGCCCTGCTCTCGAACGGTGCCGACCCGGGCGGGGTGCTGTACTCCGACCAGCCGTTGCCGTCGGAGGAAGTGGCCGCCCTGCGTGCGCAGTGGGAGGACCGTCACAAGGGCGCGATCCGAGCGTCCCGCGTCGCGATCCTCTCCGGCGGTCTGAAGTACGAGCGGTCGACGGTGACTCCGAAGGACATGGCGTTCGGAGACATGCTCGATCGGCACAAGGCCGAGGTCCTCGCCGCGCTCGGCGTCAACCCGTTCGACATCGGCGACACGCCCGAGTACAACCGCGCGGCCGCGCTCGCCGCTCGTGCGCAGACGTGGGAGCAGACGGTCATCCCCCGGCTGCACCACATCGAGGATGCATTGTGGTCGTGGCTCTTCGAGCCGTACAGCCGGAACCAAACGCTCGACACCTACGTGGAGTTCGACCTGACGAAGGTGGAAGCGTTGCAGCCGAACATGACCGAGAAGGTGCAGCAGGCCAACGCCCTAGTCATGATGGGCTACACGCTCGATCAGGTGAACGAGCGGCTCGGGCTCGGGATGCCTGCGGCTCCGGCCGAGCCGGAACTCCCGCCTCCGCCTCCTCCCGCGGCCGAGCCTGCACCTCCGGCACCCGTCGAAGCGTCCGCTCGCGTCGTGCGGGTCAAGGCGCCGAAGCGTCTTCCCCGCCAGGTGCAGTCGGTCAAGCGTCGCGTGTCGCAGTTCGAGAAGTCGAAGGCGCAGGAGGTTCTCGACAGGCTCCGCGCGATCCCGCGCTTCCTCAACAAGGCGATCGGCGACCTTCCGGAACTGACGCCGATGGAACTCGACTACGTGCTCGGCACTCCTGCGCAGTGGACGGCCGATGCCAACGAGTACCTCCGCGGCGTGATGGACCCGGTCGCGACGTACGCTCTCAACTCCGCTCGGAACACCTTCGGCGGCTTCGAGGTGATCAGCGTCCGCGATCCGAAGTGGTACGCGAAGGCGGCCTCTCAGACGGCCTCGCTCGTGCAAGTGCAGTCGAAGCGGCGCGAAGCGTTCCGCAAGGTGATCACGCGCACGTTCCGCGAAGGTGGCGCGGGTTCCGTCGACGAACTGTCGAAGCGGCTCGACCAGGCGTTCGGCGACGAGATCCCCTCGTCGGCTGACACCGTCGCTCGAACCGAGTCGGCGATGCTGATCCAAGACATCAAGGACACGGCCGCGAAGGACGAGGGGTTCACGCACAAGACGTGGTCGACCGCAGGCGATCTGTCGGTCCGGGCCTCGCACGCGGCGATCGACGGCGAGACCGTTGAGATCAAGGCGAAGTTCTCCAACGGCCTCGAGTACCCGTCGCAGATGGGCGGTCCTCCGGAGGAGGTCATCAACTGCCGATGTGACGTCGTCTACAGGATTATGGACTGATGGCCATCGCCGACATCGTCGATTCGTCGACTACAATGAAGACCATGGACACGCGCACTCTCCGTCTCAAAGCATCGGTCTCCGCGAAGGCCGACGGCATCTACCGATTCATCGGATCGACCGCGGCGGTCGACCGCGTCGGCGAGGTCGTCGAGCAGAACTGGGACCTCGAGAACTACAAGCGGAATCCGGTCATCCTCTACGGTCACGACCAAGGCGGCCTGCCGATCGGCAAGGCCGTCAACGTCGCCGTGGAGAACGGTGCGCTGACGTTCGACGTGAAGTTCGTTCCGGCCGAGATCTACCCGTTCGCGGGAACGGTCGAGGCGATGTACCGCGACGGCTTCTTGAACGCTGTCTCGGTGGGCTTCATTCCGACCGACGTCGACGGCAACACGATCAAGAAGGCTGAACTCCTTGAACTATCGGCGGTCCCCGTACCCGCCAACCATGAAGCATTGATGCAGCGCGGCGCTCGCAAGATGCTTCCGGTGTTCAGGGCGTTCGACCACGGCGATCTCGTGAAGACCATTGCGAACCGTGCAGCGTTCGACGAGTTCTTCGGCGCGATCGTCGCGAAGGCGATGGAGGAGGAGGCACCTGTGGAAGAGTCGAAGAAGAGCCTGAACGAACTCATGATCCTCGTGCAGGAGGCGATGACCGACCTGCAGGAGGGCGACGTTGAATCCGTCGCCTCCGACCTGAACGCGATCGCGGCGATGATTCAGATCCTCATCGACGAAGAGACGCCGGACGCTCCTGGCGCCGGTGAAGGTACGCCGATGGGCGACCCGGGTGCAGGCTCGGAAGGTGCCTCGATGGATCAGAAGTCCGTCGAGGCCGTCATCAAGCAACTCGGTGCGCCGATGGCGCACTCGATCGAATCGGTCTTGGCGGATCCGGACGCAGTGTCCGCGATCCTCAAGGCCATTGGGACTCCGAAGTGAAGAGGGAGTTACACATGACTGATCACGTGAAGGCGATCGTGGACGGCGTCCGTCCGATGATCGAGGTGGTGGACGCGAAGGCGAAGGCCCTCGAGGCCCGTGTCGACGACTTGAGCGCGCAGGTCCGCGAACGCGCGACCGCGTCGAGCCTGCCGGGCGTCGAGCCGAAGAAGTTCTCGTTTGCGAAGGCGATCGGCGCCATCAAGACGGGCAACTGGTCGGCCGCCGGTTACGAGAAGGAAGTGTTCGACAACATGTCGGCCAAGGCGCTCCGCTTCGGCGACGGCGCGCAAGGCGGCTACCTCGTCCCGGACGAAGTCCGCAATGATCTGTTCGTCGGTGCGACCCGCGCGAACAACGTGCTCTTCCAGACGAACGTCCTCCGCGTGACGTCGTCGGGTGGCGCTCCGATTCGCATCCCGAAGATCTCGGCTGGCCACGCGGGCGGCTGGATCGGCGAGAACGGCTCGAACTCGGCCGCGGATCAGACCTACGCTGAGATCACCTTGTCGCCGAAGCGTGCGTTCGCGGCGACCCTCATGTCCAACACGCTCATCCGTCGCGACGCGGCCTCGGCCGAAGCGGTGGTTCGTGCTGACCTCGAGGCGGCGGTCTCCGAGCAACTCCTCAAGGGCTACCTGAACGGCGGCGGCACGAACGAGCCGAGCGGCCTCACGGCGCTCTCGGGCACGACGTCGGTGACGGGCTCTTCGTCTTCGGCTCTCGTCGTCATGCAGTCGCTCATCCGCGGCTTGCAGAAGATCGAAGAGAACCAGGGCGACATCGGCCAGTGCGTCTTCGTGATGCATCCTCGCGTGTGGTACTACCTGCTTTCGGCTTCTTACTCCGGCACGGGCACGGTGACCGCGGCGAGCGCTACGGCCACGCAGCAGTTGCCTGTCGGCTTTGCTTCGGCGGTGTTCGGCATCAACCAGGTCGGTCAGAAGACGATCATGGGTGTGCCGGTCTACCTCACGACTGCCATGACGATCACCAACAATGGTGGTGGCACGCAAGACACGTCGACGGTCCTCCTCTATCAGCCGTCGAACACGATCTTCGCTGAGTTCGGACCGATGGAACTGCTCGTCACGAACGCGGGTTCGACGCTCGGCTTGGCCGACCAGACCCTCGTGCGTGTCGTGCAGGAAGTCGACTTCAACGCTCGCATCGCGGCGCAAGTCGTCAAGATCACCGGCATGACCGCTGGCGACGAGTGATCAATGGATCTGACCACGACCACACGTGTCGGCACGCTTGTGAACCCGGGGGAGACCGCTCCCTCGGCGTTCACGACGCTGCTCGGTCAGATCATCACTGGCGTCTCCGAAGCGGCGGAGAGGTACTTGGGGCGGGAGGTCCAAACGACTTCCCGCACCGTGTACCTCGACGTCGAGGACGGGCAGCGGGTCTTCCGACTCGCTGCCTTCCCGGTGACCACGGTCACCTCCATCTCGTACGATCCGGAACAAGCGTTCGGTGCCGAGACCGCGCTGACCTCCGACGACTACTACAACCCCACGCTCGGAACAAACGGCGTGCTCAAGGTCAAGACGACCTTCTTCCCGCTCGGCGGGTTCGCTCCGTCTGCCCTGAAGGTGGTCTACACGGGTGGCATGGCCACGACGACCGCCAACTTTATCTCGGCGTATCCTGACGTCTCCTACGCCATCGACCTCCAGTGCGCGCACGTGTGGCACACTCGGAACTTCGTCGGCACGGTGTCGTCCTCAGGCGACGCAGGCTCGATCAGCCTGCAGGCCGTCGACTGGCTGCCGGAGGTCAAGGCCGTGCTCGACCGCTACAGGGTTCGGGCCATCTGATGTTCTTCGAGGTCGCGAACAGCGCGGAGGCGAAGCGGACCATGGAGCAGATCGCCAAGCGATCGTTCCCGGCCTTGCAGCGCGGCCTCAAGCAGATCTCCGGCGAGTTCCTCCTCCACATCAAGGAGACCCGCCTCAAGGGCCGCGGCGTCGTCTTCGACGGCGAGCAGGGCCTCATCCGTCGAACCGGCAACCTCACCCGTCAACTCAACGCGCAGACGGCGATCCGCGAGTCCGGCACGACGACCGACGATCTCCAAGTGCGGTTCGGCGTCTTCGACCAGAAGACGTTGCAGTACGCTCGCGTGCACGAACTCGGCACGGTCGGCAAGGGCGGCATGCTGCCCGACATTGTTCCGAAGCGTGCGAAGTTCCTGAAGGTTCCGGTCCGAAGCACTGGCACCGCAAAGCGTCCGACGGTGCGCGGCAAGGTAGTCAAGTTCATGTACCTGAAGAAGGTGGCGATCCCGCCCCGCTTCAAGTTCCACAAGTCGTGGGAGTGGTGGTACCCGAAGAACGTGCCGAAGATCCTTGAGGGCGTCGCCGCTCGGATCACGGGGCAGCAGCAGTGATCGCCACGATCACGCTGTCGAACTCGGGCACCGACCTCGCGGCCGGAACGACCGTCGACACCAACTCGCTGCCGTTCAACCATCGCGCGAAGTCCTTCGCCTTGCAGATGCGAGCCGACGGCTACGACATCCGGATCTACGGTCCGTCGGGCGCGGCGGCCGGGCTCGTCGCGATCGTCGGCACGCAGACGACGTCGTGCCGGGTGAAGTTCAACCTCACGGCCGACTTGCCGAACGGCGACACGCAAACGTACACGATGCACTACGGGAACCTCGGTTCCTACACGAACCCCTACACGGCGACGGCCTCCGGCGACGCGGCGCTCGGCATGGCTATCTCCTTCCCGGATCCCGTGCTTCCGTGCCCGTCGTTCCCGTTCGCGGAGACGTGGGTGGACGACGTCGACGTGCTGCTGTCGTCGCAGTCGCCGACGGTCCGCACCGCTCGGAGGAACGTCAACCGGCACAAGCGTTACTCGCTCACCTGGCGGTCGATCCCGCCCGAGACGGCCTACGAGATCCGAGCGTGGGTGTACGCTCGCGGCGGCGGCAACACGACGTTCACGGAGTCGACGGCGTCGTTCCTTGCGGCAGGCAAGTACCGCATGGTGCCGGGCACCCTACAGATCGAGCAGATGACCCGCGTGCAGTGGAACATCGGATTCGACGTCGAAGGAGTTGACCTCTAATGCCGACGAACGCCTACCGCGAGACGATCCTCGAGGCCGTGAAGACCAAATTGTCGGGCATCGTCACGGACACGACGAAGACGTGGTCGGCGACGGTGGCACCCAAGGTCACCCGCACCCGGCAGAACGCTCTGTCCGGCGCGTCGTACCCGCTCGTCTACCTTGCGGCGAAGGACGAGACCTACGAGCTCCGCAACACGACGTCGAACTTCCGGCAGTACGTCCGCACGATGCGGATCACGATCGAGTACTACATGGAGGGTTGGTCGATCGACACCTATGCGTCGTCGGCCGTGCACGACGTCGAGCGAGCCTTCGAGGATTGGACGCTCGGCGGCGTCGTCGACGACTGCTACCTAGAGTCGAATCGAGCCTTGCAGGCCGAGACCGACACCGTCCCGTTCGGCGGGGTCGAGTTCGTGTTGGTGGTAAGATATCGGACATTGAACAACAGCCCGTCCGCACGGGCCTAACACTCGGGGTACCACATGGCCACACCGCTTCCGCTTCTGTCTCGCTGCCGTCAACTCGCCTTCGAGGTTGAGTCGACGCGTGGCACGTACAACGATCCCGCCTTCAGTACCAAGTCGATCTTGGCCTACGACGTCACGCTGACGACGCAGTTCGGTCGGTTCAGCCGCGACGTTCAGCGCGGCACGCTGACGAAGTTGGCAGGCATCGTCGGCCAGCGCACGGTTCAACTCTCGTTCACCCTCGAGGCGTACCACGACGCGGCGGTCAACACGCCCGATCACTGGATGAACCTCTTCACCGCGTGCGGCATGAAGGCGACCGCAGCGAGCGGAACCTCCGGCGGATCCACCTACAAGTTCGAGGACGCAGTCTCCGACACGGCTCCGCTGTCGAATCAGACCCTGTCCTTCAAGTTGGCCATGGCCTCCCGCGGCGGCGCGGCAGGCTCGGCCTTCGGCGTGAAGATCAAGGGTGCCTCGGGCACCTTCACGGTCGAGGCCCGAGTCGGTGCTCCGATCCTGTTCAAGTTCACCTTCACGGGCGTCTTCCATTCCTTCGAGGATGTCACGCTCGCGGCTCCGACCATGCCGACGGTTGTGCCTGCCGTGTTCCACGGTGTCGGATTCGGATTCGCTCGTGCCGGGCAGTCGATCAACTCCGACCTGTGCCTGTCGCAGTTCACCTTCGACGCGGGTGTGTCTGTCGTGCCTCGCGAGTGCGTCAACGCCACCGAGGGCGTCGACTACTTCACGGTTGTCGACCGTCGTCCGGTCGGGTCGTTCGATCCGGATCTGCAGTTGATGGCCGACAGCACCGAGCACGACTACCACTCGTTCATGTCGTCGAACACGGACTGCAAGTTGGAGTGGTCGTTGGCCGACGTGATGTCGCTGACGATTCCTTCGCTGCGGATCACGTCGATCGCCGACGGCAACCGTAACGGCATTCAGACGGCATCGCTCGACTTCGAGGTAGTCAACGAGACCGCCGAGAGCGACGTCACGATCGCGTTCCTCTGATCTAAGGACGGCTCCCCATGCCCATCGCTCTCGACCCGCGCAGGGAGGTCAAGTATGTCCTCCGCTGCGACCGTGCACTTCCCCCCGAGAAGCAGACGACGTTCTCGATCCGGCCGCTCACCGTGCGTCAGGCGGCTGAGGTCAAGGACTCGCTGCTGATTCTCGACAAGGCGACGCAGGACCTGAAGCCTGCATCCGGCTCCCACGAACTGTCGATTCTCCGATGTGGACTCATCGGGTGCGACAACTTCCTCGACTCATCGGGTAAGGAGGTTCGGTTCACGATGAAGTCGGGCGTCGTGTCCGATGAGTTCCTCGACAGGCTCGCGTACGACTGGCGGACTGAACTTGCGAACGCCATCACCGACCTATCGACGGTGACCGAGGCCGCTCTGGGAAACTGATTCTCGGAGCGGCGACCGCTGCTCGTGCACTCGAGCAGGACTGCAAGACTTGCAAGCGCAGTCCTCAGGTGCGGCAGCGGTGGGGCTGTGACGTCGCCGCGCCGATCCCGTTCGCGTACCTCACGTGCGAGCGGTGCTTGGGCTACAACCCGTCCTGCACGCTCTGTAAGGGCGACGTCAAGGGACGAGCGCACTACGACTGTCCGAACCGGGTGCTCGAACCGGACACGCTGTTGGCTCTCTCGTGCCAGGCGATGTTCGAGTCGACGGGCGCGATGCCCGTGGCGGGTGGCATAATGGATCAATCGGATGCATGGCTCGTTGCCATGCGGACGATCGGCAGCGAACTCGGCAAGCATCGAGAGGCAGAGAGGCAGCGATGGCAGGAGGAGGCTCAACGCTCGAGATCGTCCTGAAGGTCAAGGACGAGGCGACCAAGGCCATCACCACGATCGGCAAGGAAGGTCTCACCTACTTCCAGAAGATCGCGAAGTACACGAAGGAGTCGATGTCCTCGATCGCGGACGTCGGCAAGATCGCCAAGGGCGTCTTCGAGGCGTTCGGCAAGGTGGTCGAGTACATCGGCAAGGGCCTCGAGATCCTGAAGAAGTACGCACCGGAGGCGCGAGAGTACCTAGCCGACATAGGCGAAGGCCAACGCGCGGCGATCACCAACATGCTCGAGTCGATCAACCGGCTGAAGGCCGCGCTCGAGGGCATCTTCGTTGAGGTGGTGGCGACGTTCGCTCCGAATGTTGCGGGATTCTTAGACAACATCACGCGGAACATCCAGTCGCGTCGCGAGGAGTTCATCAAGTTCTTCGCGGACATCGCCCAATACATTGGCGAGTTGTTCATGCGAATCGGCACCGCGCTCGCTGCGTTCTTCAAAGCAGTCGGCGAGAAGTTGGGGATTAGTTTTGACACGCCTGCTGTCGCCGCGCTGAAGAAGGAACTCGCCGAGTTGCAGGAGTTGCAGAAGAACGTCCTGCCGATGGTCGGCGCTCGGATGATCAGTCCGGAGTATGGCGCCCGTCAACTCGAAGAGACGGCCGCGCGGATCAAAGTCGTCCGCGAAGAGATTGAACGCCTTGCCAATGCCGGGCTAACTGGGGATCTGCAGTTCCCCAAGTTCCCGCAGATGGAGTCGATCCCCGGCCTCATCGCCGTCCCGAACGAGACGCAGAAGGCGGCATCAGAGAACCTCGACAAGCAGATCGAGGCCAACCGGGCCGCGTGGGACGCATTGTCCAAGATGACCAAGGACGCGCAGTCCAAGGCGGCTGCTGACGCGGCGAAGCACTTCGACGCTCTGTTGGCTCTGCAGGACGACTACATCCGCTTGCAGCGTCAGAAGGTCGAGAGCGCGACC